GCAGTCAATGGGTCTTTATTATCTCCACGCACAGTACGGATATAATAGGGACTATGACGAGCATGTATTCCAGAAGCCGAATCAACCAGTTGGGAAACTGTTCCACTGGGCTTAACGCAAGTAATAGCAGTGCTGTGAGGGATACCAAGACGGTCAGCCCACTCAGCGTTAGTAGAAACAGCCACATTTTTAAGATGCTCCAATGTTTCGGATAACCCTTTGTTCTCTAAGGTCATCAGTTTGTTATCCATTATCCCCGTAAGTGACACACCCAGCAATCTTTCTTCTGCTGTGTTGGTGTTCCACATCTTTCGCAAGTATGGGAAGTTTGTGTAGGTGGATTGTATTGTTCCAAGTACAGTTGCAAGACGGACTTTTCTTGTAAGGTCTTCCAAACTGTCCGTAGCCCTGATAACAACTTCTGTGAGATTACAGAATTGGTTAGGGCGTAAAATAATCTCCGAACACGGATTGGTTCCAAACTCATAAGGCCCATGTACTTTGTTAGTCTTTCTACGGCCATTCTTTTCTGCTTGTTTAATTGCTGCTTCTCTATTAAATATTCCTCGTTCTCCACTGCCACTCTCCATTAGGGCTGTCCACTCACGCATGAATGACATACTGTCAGGTTTCTCTGAATAAGATACTGAGTTGTTAGCCAAGGCTCTGTGTGCTGCATTCTCCCACCAGTTACCTGACTTGGCATGGCGCATACGATCATCAGATAGATTAGATAAACTAATCATAGCACTACGGCGTACACCACCGACCACTACTACCTCACCAATCTTACACATAAGATCGTGACACTCTAGGCTGGACAGTTTGCGTCCCTGTGCCTGTCGGAATGTAGTAACAGCAAAGTTAAACAAATCAACCAAAGGAGCAGGACCACTAGCCCGACCACCAAACGTTTTAAGCCTTGCCCCTGCAGGGCGAACTCTGCTAATATCCCACTTAGGAATTTCACCAGCCCACAGGAGTGCCAACACTTGTCTGAGACCTTTAGCCCATCCTTCCTTGCTGTCCTTGATGACAACAGTCGTATCGCTTTGGAAAAGAGTAGGAACATCAGAGAGTTTAGCGATGAACTGACGCTCAACACTGAAACCAACCCCCGTACCGCAAAGCAAGATGAACATAGCCTCATCGAAAGACTTAGGATCATCTACGGGTAGGTAGCTACAATTGTACATACAGGTGTTGTCACGCTCTGCCGCTTTTCCTGCAGTCATAAGTGACCTCATGCTAGGCATAACCTCAAGGCTAAGAATAGCACTACGCATTTCATCTAGGTCAACAGGCTTGAGCCATGTCTTAGCGATGTTCTGTAGGTAACGCTCTACAGTTTCACCCCATGTTTCACGGCGTCCTTCTCCTTCAATCCAACGTGCATAGCGGCTGGTTGCAATGAAGGTCTGGTAGTCACTGGGTAGGTAATTGTTATTCATACTTTATTTCCTTATACTAAGTCAGACAGGTCAGGCTTCCAGTAGCTTGAACCCTTTAACACTTTGCCGTCAGGCCGCTTGATTGGTTTACCTTGTGGCCCTAGCTTAGACATATTAGATGCGTGTACTCTGCGTACAGCTTCATCTAAGTCCCATCCGTAGGTAGCTGCATAGCCATACGTAACGTACACTAAGTCAGCTAACTCTTTGAGTAACTCTAGTGGGCCATCTGCGTCACGTACTTCACTATACTCCTCTTTGAGTAGCAGCCAGCGTAACCCTTCTAGCTTTCTACTGTAGCCATACTTTTCATCAAGAGGGTGATCCATAGCTACTGCAAACTCTTTTACCATATCTAGTGGACTACGAGTGTGATCTGTAGCAGCCTCTCTGTCGTACTCAGCGAAATCGTCTATCTCTTGCTGTGTAATCATCCCTGATCCTTTACGTTTATGTTAGATATTTCTACATCATCTATATCATAGATAATACGAGTCATCAAGTCTTTTATATCTTCTTCATAGTACATAGGGTGAGAAGATAGGATGTTGTTTGACTTGTCAACTTGTAAGACAAAGGTAACACTAAACTTCTCAGTCTTCATTACGCTCAACCTCCTGTATCAATCTATCTAAGTACCACCTAGCTTTCTTCAAGTCCTCTACGCCATTCTTGTAAGGCCACCTCCACATATACTTGAATGAGTTCTGCCAACAGTATGCCTCATGGGGTGATACATCTGCACCCTCTGACATAGCCTTCATAGCATCTATACACTCAATGTTAGCTGTGTTGTAGTGGGGTGGCTTATCTACCATGTCTACCTCAAAGGGCATGATTGTTTCTTTCCATTTAGCCATACTAGCAGTTGCCCTTAGTTTTGGTGAAAGCACTGAGTGTAAGTACATTACCCTCTGCTGTATAGGAAGATTGTGGTGTATCGTCCATAGGCACTTGGTTCTCTTCTAGTAGACGCTCTATCTTCTCTTCTAGTGCAAGCTTTAGACCTTCATAGATTTCATCATCGTCATCATTAAGCAACTCAAACAAACCAATCATAGCTAGACCTACACCCATAGCATCTGTTAATTGATCGTCAGTCAATTCGTGATCGTCACTCTTGCAGATACAAGTAGCGATCTGTCCATTACCCATAGGCTTGATTAGTATTGCAATCTCATCATCGTCTAGTGTGTATGGCATCAAGTCTTCCTTTTTGTTTTAAGTGGTATCTTAGTCTGTGTAACATACTTTCCCGGCTCTGTCAACCACCCTTGAGGTATTAGTCTGTGTGAGTACAAGAAGTCATTTTTTTCACACCAATCACAGTATCTACTCTTAGCACCCTTGTAGAGTTTAGCTTTAGCGTTACTGAATACAAAGCGTATGTCTAACTCAGGGTGCTGCCTTCTTACTTCCACATGCTTGCGCCTGTCTTCACTGTCAAAGATACCCTTGGTCTCAATAAAGATACCGTTGTCCAACTGAAAGTCAGGCGTGTAAGTACGATAACGTAAGTCCTCCCACTCTATTTTAAGTAGCTCATACCTTACCTTTTTTTGGCACTCAGACAAAACAAGAGCAGTCTGTTTTTCAAGACCGCTCCTGTACTTGGCTTTAAGGTGTAGCCTCTTAGGTTTAGGCATCTTCTTCTGGGATAGTCTCGTCTTCTAGTGCCTGTTTAAGCTTGTCTACTAAAAGCACCCCCATGTTAGACACACTAGCTAATTGAAACTCTAGCTGTCGCTTCATTGTTGCGCTATATTGTATCTCTGCTAACAAAGCAATCTGTGTTTCGTTAAAGTCTTCTGAGTCGTATTCAATATCGTTTAGTGTCACTTTAGCCATTTGCATTTTCCTCTTTCAGTTTAGTGTAATGTACCATAGGTGCTGTTAGTTTGCCTTGATAGACTCTTGATGGCAACTCTTGATAGTCAGGCCGACAAGCTTTCTTGAATGAGCAGAAGCTACACTCTTTGCATAGCGTTCTGTTACCTGATTCTTTCTTGCGATAGGTCTCAGGTATATCTGTGTACTGACGCTCAAGTGGCTCATCGTTCTCTAGGTAGTCATACGTTTCACGCATCTTATCTAATACTTCTTCAACGTCTACGTGCTTGGCTGAAACGTACTTGTGATGACCATTAGCTTTGTTTACTACCCACCAGCCACCAACCTTCTTACCTGCTGCTGTAGCGTAGCCTACAAGCTGTGCTACGTAGCCAAAAGGATCACTAGCCTGTAGTGTCTCAAGGTCAACAAACTTCTTAGTGTAGGAGTAATCAGATGCACTCTTAACATCGTCTACCCTGCCAGCCATCACTAAGTCATACTCACCCTTGATTGGGCGTCTACCTCCCCCTAAGTCTAACGACACGTACTCATTGTCTTGGAACTCTACACCAGCAGTGCGTAGGATACCTTTAAATACTGCCTCAACTATATCGCCTAGCATCATGTTCATCATGAACTGCTCTGGCATTGGTTCTTTTTCTTCTGGCATGTTCTTTTCAAACCAGAGTTGACACTTAGCTCGTCCTATGTTGGACATTCTAAGCCTGAACGCATCCCTTGGCCCACCGTTGAATTGCTTGTTTAGTCCTGCCGATACGTCAGAAGCAACGTTATCAATTATTGCTTCTGACATTTCTGCTTGACCTAAAGTAGCATCACGCATGAGTATCTTAATGGGTAGTTCAGCAGCGTGTGCAAAATCCATCCTAAAAAGGAATTTCTTCTACTTGCACGATAGCGTCAAGTGTAGAGGGGTCTATAGCCACATCAGGCTTACGTAAAGACTTCCACTTGCTAAGTACATACTCGTTACCGTAGTCAATGTAGTCAACGAAAGCCTGTACTGTAGCGTGATCCTCTGGCACCATCTTAGTCTTAGTACCCAAGTTAGCAACCATAGTAGCGTACTTGTTACCTGTAGGCAGAGTCTCCTTATGGGCATGAAGTGTTATCGTATGCTCAATAGGTAACAGCTTCTTAGATACAATATCTTTAAGTGCTGCATCCAAGGAACGCTTACTGTCAGCATTCTTTACGTCCATCGTAAAGTCAATCTCTGAGTCATAGCCTTTTACAGCTACACCATTCTCATCAGTAACTTTACCTAGCTTAACCTTGCCAAACAAAACCTTAGTGTTCTTAACACTACGGATAATAGCTTTAGTGTCTTCATCAACGGCATCCCAATCCTTGATGTATGCACTAGGCCGACCAAGGTTGAACGTACCTTTGGTGTCTTTAAGATCGCCCTTAAGTACAGTAGCCATGACAGTCTTGTTCATAGCGTTGTTGTCGCTATCCCATTGGGTCCATTGCTGACGCTGTGCAAATAAACGGATGGTAGCACTACGGCTATACACAGTCACACCCTCTGAGTCAGTAAGCTTGTAAGCACCCAAGGGTACGACTACCTTCTCTTCTAGTTCACCGTCTTCATCTACTTGCTCCTTCATGATGGGAGCTTGTACCTGTGCTAGTCGTGCAAGGTTAGGCCCACTGGAAGAACCCATAGACATATCAGCATCTGCACTGAAACCCATAGCTGCAGCAAGGTCTGCACTTGCCATTGTCGTAGATAACTCATTGCTCATTATATATCCTTTCTGAGCTTTATTTGAACCGCAGTTATATCATATCACATCTTTAGTGTCAAGCCAATTCGGTCCAATTTTGGCTTCTAAAAGTAGTGGTACGTTCATCTTTATGCCGTAGTAATTATCAATGATACTATTAAGATTGTCGTTAACATCGTTAATGACATTGATTACCTCCTTTTGTTCATCAGGGTGTATGTCT